TATAAGTTTTCAAGTTCTGCAAGAGCCATTTCTGCTGCTATTCTTTGTTCTCTTTCGTTATCTCTCTGAGCAGTCATAGATGCAAGTTGTGCGGTTAAATCAGCAACTTGACCTTCTAATATTTCTATTCTTGAATTTGCTGCTGCTAAATCTGCAACTACTTCATCATATAAACTTCTTAGTACTACATCGGGTAAATCTTTTCTATTTTTAACAAGTTCATCAACATTGATATCAATAGATTTTTTAATTTCTTCATCAATATATTTGGGAAGTTCTAAAAAGGCAACAGATTCTCCATCCTTACCGTCTTTTGCAAGGTGGATTTGTCGAGTTTCTTGTTCAAAATACTTAACTGTTTCTGAACTACTCTTATCTATTAATTCTTTTGCTCTTTCTTTATCCCCTAATGCCATTATTTAACCACTTCAAAACTTAAATCGTTATCAAAATATTCTACAGAACCACTTCTTTCAACTTTAAATTCAACTTTATATTCTCTGTTGATTTCAAAATTTTTAAGATTAACTTTAAAATAATTACCATTCGCATCGCATGAAAGTTTAGAATAATCACCAAATGGAATTATAATATCGTTACTGTTCAAATCTGTAATTTGATAATACGATGAGGTTGGTAAATACTTAACATCATTATATGCAAATTCGTTACTAAAAGTTCTTGCTGGATAAAGTTCTCTACCATGTACTTCTATTCTTGGAGTAGTATTAACTTTATATGATTTCTTTAATCTTTTACAGTTTATTTTTATATCCTCAGTTAAAGTAATTGAAGATAGTGAACCAGTTTGAAAAACCGAATCATCCCACGCAATTCTTACCTTTGGTTGGTGTATTGTGTGTGTTTCTTTTCCAAAGAACTTTAATTGACCATAATCAATGGTATCATTCTCTTTAGATGATTCGTGTTTGATTATAAAACCTTCGTTTGGAAAAGTACCACTAATCCAACTGTTCATTGCAGATAAAACATTCATACTAATATCTGCACTTTCATATGAGAATGATTGTGTTGATTCGGAACCAGTATACCAAGTACCACCCTTACCATTAAATGAACCAGTTGTTTGTGGATTCATCGTTCCATTTAACCAATTAGAACCACTTGCTCTATAGTTCCAAGTTACACCATCAGTTGATATATCATCAAATCGTGTACCGATTCCCATTTCCCAAGATTGTGAGATAGGATATGCTTCAATAACATACTGTAAAGGGATTTCTGAAGATTCACATTCTCTTAAAATTAAATCTGCAGCACTCATTGTTACATCACCACTTGCTAATGAAGATGATAATCCATTGATATCAAACTTAATAAGTGTACGAGATATATCTTTTAACGAACCATAATACACTTTAGATACTTCAAGTACCTCATCTAAACCAGTGTTTTGAGATGGTTGTTGTAAATATATGCTTGAATCTATCGATGCTGTAACAAAATAATACATTATATCACTCTCCCCTTTATATCTTGATTTGGAAATTTAAGTTCAAATACTGATGGGTCTAATGAAGGATAAATAATTTTACTTCGTGTTGCCTCTTCAAAGTTATATGAACGAGGAGAATAGTTACCACCACATTTATTCGTAAATACTAATTTAGCAACCGATACTACACCTTCTTGGTTTGCCAATATTAGCTCAACTTCATTAATGTTTATAGTATCGTTAAATGTCCAATTGTCAATGTTAAAATAATCTTTTAATGCGAGATTACAGTTAGTAAGTACTTCTCTTCTGTTATACCCGCTTAGGATAGATATATCGAACTCTATTGCAAAGTTTATAATATACCCATCTACAATGTTAATCCCATCACTAATCATCTTATATTGATTAATGTAGGTTTTTAAATTTTCTTTAATAGCAGAATTTATGGTTGTTAAATTTTTATTTGTATTATATCCAAGAGTATAAATGTTAATACTAAATGGATTTGAACCATCATTTGCTTTGTTAATATTTGATTTTACAAAATTATCTAATTGGTTTATTGCCTTAGCATCATCTAAGGTTTGAACTGATTTTGCTAAATCAAGAAATTCTTTTTGTTTCTTTGGTTGTGCAATAAGACCACTTGGTGAGTTTTGGTCTAACTTACTATCTTGTACAACAAATGCTTTAGCAACCGAACCAAACTTTGCTGGCATTGCAAGAGCACGAACTGTATAATCTTCTGCAGTTACTGCTCTGTTTTGTGCTCCAAAATATGCTAATGAGTTTTCTTTTATTTCAGTTATTGTTTCTGCACCCCTACCACCAGTAGCAGGAATTTCATTTTCACAAGCAATAGAATTGATTACAGTATTTCTTAGTAGTAATTCTTCATCTGAAAAAGATGCAGTATCATCTTCAAACTCTACTGCAGTGATTTGTTTTATATCACCTTTTTTAACATTTGAACTAATACCACCACCAACAAAATACTTTACTGTAATTGTTGTATTGGTTGGTGATTGACCATATGATTTTGTTTTTAAGAAATTTGCAGGGTCATAGTACTCATTTAATCTATCATCACTACTTACTAATCCTAAACCAATATTATCAAAGTTTGGAATAATTAATTCATCATTAGTATTTCCATCACCAGAACCAAACTGTATTGTAGTTGTGAAATCCTCATTTACTACTGTCGTAAATCTTCTTGAGGTTTTTAAAGTTCTTAGTATAGATGGAACATCTTCTCTGAACTGAAAGAAATCTGGTTCGTTTGCTGCAGTATTTGGATAATCTACAAAAACCATTTCTTGACCTAAGTAAGGTACTTCATAGTATTTGTTTGAGTTAGCATCTCTAACATCGTATACTGAAATTACATCTGTATCATCTAAATCTATTTTAGCAAAATCACTACTTGGGCCAAAGGAAACATCTTTTTCTTTTAATACTGCAGATATTGCTTTTACAATTTTCTTTACTAAGTAGAACTCTGGTTCACCAGTAGAGGCGTTTCTTGAATATACTGTTATCTCTCTTCCTTCCGATTCGTTAAAATCTAATAACTCAGTAGTTACAAAAGTTACACCATTTGTTGATGTGGTTTGCATTCCTTCTTTTATTCTAAGATAAAATTTAGTATCTGGTTCATAATCATTATTTGTACCAGTTTTATATTTTGAAGGAACAAGTTGGAATACACTTATTTCTGTTACTGCAGGTGCAGTTACTTTAGTTTTATATCCAAGATATTTTGCAAGTGCCAATACATTTCTTTTATCTTCTGCGTATGGCATTAAGGATTCTTTTAATGTATCATCTATATAGTATCCAAGAACATCTCCAATATAAGATGCCATTTCTATAAACATCATACCAGGTGATGATTCATTAAAATCCGCATGGGTTTTAGGAAAATATGTTTTTGCAAATTCAATTAAATTCTCTCTAAATGATTTAAAATCTTTATTAAGATAGTTAATTGACTTTCCTTTATCCCTAAAATTATTATTTACTTTATTATTTATTGCCATACTATCCGCCTACTGTAAATGTTACCGAGTTTAAATCTAAACTATCGCCAACCTTAAATTTAATTTCTACTCCAACTCTATTGTTGTCTTTATTCTCGTCGTTCATGTTAACATCAATATCTTCAATGTTAATATATGGTAACCAAGTTGATACCGATTCTGTTATTGTATCAACTAATTTATTTTCGAATTCATCATCGATTGGTTCAAATAATAAATCTTGTAAACCACTACCAAAATTAGGTTGTAAAACTCTTTCACCTTTTTTAGTAAGTAGTAAGTTTTTAAGGTTACTTCTTGCTTGGTCAAAGGTTGTAAGGTTTTGTTCGAAAAATCCACCATCACCATTTTTTAATGGTAATGATAATCCTACTGCATAGTCGTTAAACTCTTCAGTATCGATTACAACTTTTTTGGATAGTTCGTAAGCCATTTACTAATCCTGTCCAGGTCTCCAATTTTTATTTTTATCAAATGCTTTTACTAAAGCACTGTTATCTCTATTTAATACTCTATCTAATCCAGCCAATCCTGTCTGAACTCCTAAACCTTGTTTTTGTCCTCCCATACTTCCTACATCACCATAACCCATCTTTGCTGCCATAGAAGTTTGTAAGTTAGGAGGAACACCTCCTCCCATTGGAACATCTTGTGTTCCTAAACTAATAGTTTTATCCATATGTTCAAACCCTTTTGCACTAGCAATTGCTTCGTTTAATGCGGGATTCTTTGCATATGTTTTTTTCTCTACTTGAGTTCTATCCTCATCCAATACAGCGTTTGCAAGAGAAAATGGGTCAATCTCTTTTTGTTGAGTAGTTTCTTGCACCACTTTTTTGTTGAGTTTTTTGTTTACTTCTTCACTTAAAATTTTAGGAAAAGTTTTGGTCAGAAAGTGTTCGTGTTTTTTCGCAACTTCAACTTCTACCAATGCCTTAACCAGTTTTGCTATTTTTTTCGCGTTCATAATTGTTCTCGTTTACTTTATATAAATATCTATTATTTTATTTTTGATGATTATCCAGGTATACTATATCCAGTCCAATTAATAATACCAGGGGCAGGAGTGGGTGCAGGAGCAGTTGGATATAATGATGTTGTTACTATTAGTCCTTGAATCGTTGGTAAGTGAGTAATTATACCTAATGTTAAAGCATCAATCCATGCAGTAGGTGATGTTGTAGGTGGTGTTGGTATAGATGAACTCCATGTACCAGGATTTACAATGATGTGAGTATTTGATACTATATTTTGAAATGAACCAGGTGCGGGAATCACTGGTAAAGGAAATAAAGCACCTTGTGCACCAGTCCAATACGATTGAAATGCTGGCCCATAATCTGCTATCGTTAAAACCCCACTTTGTATTGTATTATTTTTTTTAAAAAGTGCTTTTAATACTGCTTCCATAGTACCAGTATTACCTGTCTGTATCGGTACTAAGTTAAGTGTATCATATCCTCTCTTTACTGCTGCATCATATTGTGATGTTAAGTATTCAGCAAAATCATCAGAGGTTTCTGGTTCTGTTTGCATATATCTAAGAAGCTGTGTCTTGAATACATTTAATGACATTAGTTTGTGTAATTATTTGGAGATAGAATATCCCTTAGTTTACTTTTTATCGCATTATACTTTGGTGCATTGACGGGTGGTGCAGAAGGCCCTGCGGGAGTTGGGTGTGTTTCACTTGCTAGTTCTGTAAGTAGTTCATCTAATAAATCTACCAACGCATTTCCTCTTACGAGTTGTTCTTCAGAATCATCTCCTATATTAATTCTACCCTGTCCAGCAAGAATACTAAAATCGTTATCTGTTGTAGTTATGTTTATATTATCACCAGTTGTTATATCAATACCACCTGCGTTATCTATAGACATATTTGAATCAGAGATAAATCCATAATTACCTTTTGAGTAGAAAATCATCTCTGCGGTTTTTGAAGAGAATATTAATCTACCACTATTGATTAAGATTTGGTCTCCACTAAGTTCTGAAGGATAATCTTTAAATGTATCTGGCATTTGCTCAAAATCAGATGTACCTTTATCATCTACTGTACCAGGTACAAAATCAATTTGTTTATCTCTTGAACCCATTGCTATAATAGAACCATCTCTATTTACATCTTCTTCAGTTGTACCACCGATTTTTTGTGATTGATACTCACCTTGTGCTTCTCTTGAAGGGTCTGATTCTCGGTTTCTTATTATAATAGTTGGGGAAAATGTATTATCATCATTGTTGTATCCACTAAATCTAATTGATTGGCCAAACCTTGATTCTAAAATAGTATCACCTTCATAAAGTTTAAGTTTATGTATTTTTTCATCAGCAGTAAAGTAATCACCATATTGGCCTTTGTTACTACTTGGTCCTCCTTGTGGTTGTGAAATACCAGTTGATTGGTTTGATGAATATCCACCACCACCTCCTTGTACATTTTCTCCTTCACCAAACTGGTCTTTGTATTTATCGTTACCAGTGTTTTGTATGTTTAATGTTCCATCAACTAACAATCTACTATAAAACTTTTTACCTGATATAGTGTGTACTTGTACTTCTTCCCCAAGTAATGGTAAAGTTTTAAGTGTATCATCTAATGGATATACTATTTTTAAATCATCATCATTTACTTCTTGATTCGATAGTAATCTTACCTTTACTCCACCAACTTTACCAGTATGTACAGCAGTAGCACCTTCACCAACTGTTTTAAATTTTGGTAATGATTCATTTGTTTCATCTAAAATAACTTCGGTTACAATACCTACATCTGTCTTTTTTAGGTTGAATCTTTTTTGTCTAGCGGTTTGTGTATTGTTAGAGGTTTGTCTAAACATCTTTGTTTATCTTTTGTTTTAGTTCTTCAACTTCATTAGTAAGTTCGTCAACCTTTTCATCTGCCTCTTGAGATGCATCTACAACAACCTCTTCTAATTGATTTAGTAATTGTTCTTTTTCTTTATCGGTAAGGAAACCAGTATCACCTTCTACTTTATCTTTTGATGCAATCATTCGTTGTGCAATTGCTGCCATCTTAATTAGTGATTCATCGTTTCTAACTGAAGTATCAACTAAATCTTTTATGATTGGTCCAATCACTGCCATATCACCAGAATGTCTAATTACTTTTTTCATTTCAGCAATTAGTTCTGATATCCTTGCTTTTTTGTTTTTTTGATTCTCGTAGATATCTTCAAACAATCCACTTAGGTTTTTGCCAGGAAAAAGTTCAAAATGTG